AATAATAATGATCTTTAATCTCAAAGAACTGAAAAAACAAAACGTAAAGAATAAAGACCTGAATTAACGAACTTACTAAAGGGCAAAATAATTTTTCTTTGATTTTTCTGATTGAAATCATAAATAATCTCTGTATAGTACTTTCTTTTCACCAGGATTTGCTAAAAACAAATCTGTCGGAGTTATTTCTAAAGGATTTCCATTTTGTATTTTAGACAAATCAATTCCTTGATCAATCAAAAATAATGCTTCAAGCCATGAACAAAATCCACCGTCTGTTTTAGGTTGTTTGATTTTATCAAATCCACCATCAATTCCAGATAAGGCGGCAAGTTCTTTGCTGTATGGAACTGCGGTATAAAAATTTTCAAATGCTTTTGCTTTAACTTTATCGACAGTTTTGTCTAAAGTTTCAATATAACAAATACCTTGGAATGATTTAAGTTTATCAAATAAGTCATTCTGTTCCATACCTCTTTCCATTGTTGCTTCAAAAACTTTTGAAACCCAGGTTTTATTTTCTTCATCAAAAATAAACCGACAAACATGATTAACATGATCGATTGAAGGTTTACCGCTAAAGAAGTTTAAAATCTTAGTCGTAAGCAACAATGGATTATGGTAAATATTATGAAAATTAAAATAATATGAAAAATACAAGACATGTATTTTATTTCTGTCTAATTTATCAATAGCATTTTGAATTTGTTCTTTTTTATATAAAAGACTAAGATTTTTATTCATAAAATTTATTCCGGGTAAACTTCTTTCTGAATTTTTCTAATGTAAGAAACTATTGCCACAAAAAGGTCTTGTAATGACATTTGTTTGCCAATGTTGGCCCCGGTCGCTGGATCAATTAATTCGAAAGTTTCAGAATTTAATTGGGATAAACTAATAGTTTTATCAAGGTTGTTAGAAAATCCTTGAATAATATTCGTGTCACCATCGGCGTCAACAATTGCTTCTACTTCTGTGATTGATAATTTAATTCTTTCAGATTCAGAAACGCCGTATTTTATGATAATTTCTTGACCCTTGATATAAGGTTTTGATAGAGTTGAGTCGTAGTTTCTGTCGTTCATATTGTTCCTTTTGGTTTAAAATTAATTAATTAGAATGATTGATAACCTTGTGCGTTAAAAAAAACCCCACCTGTGACAGAAGCTGTTAGGGTTGCAACTTCTAACAATGTAGCAGCAGTTCCTTTCAGTGGAGTTGGGAATTGTATATTAGTAGTTGGCAATCCTGTTGCTGGAATTTTTGTTCTCCAAATAACTGTTCCAGCTGCACCATCTCTAATTACTAATTCTGTTGCTGCACCTAATGCCTCAGCCATAATAGTTATTCCAGTTATGAAATTCCTAATAGAAGCAGCACCAGCAGCTTTTATTGTCACAGCTGTTGTTGTATTAACTATTCCAGAAGCAGCAGCTGCATATTGCCAGTCATTTTCTGCTGATCCAAATGGTTTTTGAATTACTTGTCCTGCAGAAGTTTGCATTAAATCAGATGCATCACCTTGAACTAAACTTGTGTCTAATGTAGTATTAACTCTACCACCAACCCTAACTGGTGAACCAGTTGATGCAGCAGAATGTGCTGTTTGTCCGTTTGCCAGAGTTGTTACTGAAGTAATAGTTCCTGAAGCAATTACTGATGTTGTATTTAAGTTGCCAGCAGTATTTTGTGCTATTTGATTTACAGCTGGCGCAAAAGGCGTTTGCATCAATTTAGAAAACGCTTGTATTGAACCACCAGTGATTGCTGTAACAATTCTCAAGCGAATATACCTAAAATTTGTAGGAAAAATATAGCCAATTGATGATGCTGTTGGAGTTATTGCGGCAGTAGTTGGAGTTCCTGTCAATATATTCTGGTTATATACAGGTATTGGTTGGAAGTTTACATTGTCATTACATCCTTCAAAGATAAATGTTCCACCGGTTGCTGTTGACACAACTTGAGTCATTGCTGATCTATAACCAGTTGCATCAGTAGCATTTGCTCCTGCAGTTGTAGATAAAATGTTATTTACAACTGCTGTTTGAGCTGATTGACCAGTAATGAAAAGATCCTGAATATTCTCATTTGATAATGTCACAGGAATTGCTCCTGCAGCTGCTGCTTGTCCAAGAGAAGGAATTTTAGCAAGCAAATTTGTCCAGTTCTGCAATCCTCTTTTAATTAAAGATATTACACTAAATGTTCCTGAATCAGTAGTTGCAGCAGCATCAGCTTTAGCACCTAAATTTGCATCAATATTTCCTAAACTTGTATTTCCTGTGTCTTGTTTAGCTGAAGTTGCTGATGCAGCTGCACTTATAGCAATGTTAGCTAAACTTGTATTTCCTGTATCCTGTCTGGCTGAAGTGGAAGCACCTGTTGGTAGTGCAGAACTAGAAACATCCACTGTTGTTCCACTTCCAGAGCTTGTTGCATAATCAAAAATTAAAATATCATTAGAATTATATCCGGATGTTGGAAAATTTAACGTTAAAATATTAGCAGCAAATGAATTTTGTTTAAAAATTTCAGAAGTTAATTGATTATCAGAATCAGGAAGTTGATACATAACTACATTTCTAGTTATGTTAAAAACTCTTATTAATCTTCTAATATCAAAATTTGTCCAAGATGAAAAATCTAAAGTCCTGTTTGTAGGATTAAAAACTACTGTGAAATCGGTATTTATTGTCATATTTTTTTCCTTTTATAAGTTAATATTTTGGTTTTTCAAGTAATTTACTGTAAAATCATGACTTTCCACAGCCTCAACAGAACCTAAATTTTTAATTAAGTAGGTTTCTGCTTTGTAATTTTGGTAGTTTGTATTAACAATATCAACCATTGCGACATAAATCTGTCTAAGTTGATTTAATGTTATTTCAATTGAACCTCCATTGTAGAAGTATTCAAATGATGCATCAGCTTCTTGTATCAAATTTAATTCAATTTTTTGAGTAAGAAGTGATATTTGCTCTTGAATTAATGAACGACCTTCGCCTGATAATTGTAAGATAAAGTAATTGTTGATTTTACATTGGCGAATTTCAGTAGCATAATGATATTGATCAAGTTCTTGAAGTTTTTTAGAAATAGATTCGGACAATGTAATTGACTTTTCTTTATAAACTCCGTCAACAACACACATTTGTTTGTCTAAAACTTGTGCATCATATTCAATCTCAATAAATGGCTCTGGTATCAAGGCGTAATTGATTGAATCGGGATAATATCCTTTTACTAAGGTTGTTTCTGTATCGTAATTTACTTTTACTGTCATTTTCGTTAATAAATTTAATTAATTTCCTACAGCTTGCCAATATAGTGAGGTAATTGTTGAATCACCGTCGGTGTTTTTAACTGTAAATCCGCTAGTTGATCTTAAAGTAATAATTGGAGCTGATAAAGCGTCGTTAGCCCCTCCCGTTCCATTAATGGTAATTGCAATGGATCTAAGGGCATTTGGAAAGGTTAAAGGGAAAACTATCGCTCCTGTTGAACCAGCATTAATAGTAGTTGTAAAATTTCCATATTGCCTTATCTCTTCGGCAAATGCCCCCGAAACTTTTACTGGGATTCTTGTATAAGAGTCGTTAGATAAAGAACTTGCTCCAAATAAAGAAGCTATTGCTGCTGCAGTCGGAGCTCTTGTGGTATCTGTGCCAGCTGCTAATTCTGCATTTGTTGCTAATTCAACAGTTCCTGCGACAGTAGTTGTTGCTATTGAAGAAGATGATATTTTCCATTTAGATACACCGTCTGAGATTAATTTTAAAAATCCGTAAGCAAATAATATATCGACTGATGTTGCTCCGTCGATAGTATCAGCAGAAGCTCTTGAAACAGTTATTTTATTTGAACTAGTAACAGTACCTGATTGATCAACAATAATTAATTCTTCACCTGCTGGGTAAAGTGCAGCAGTAGGTAAACTAAATATTCTAGCCGCAGACATAGTCCCAATTTGTGCAACAACTTTATCAGTTGCTAAAATTGTGTAATCAGCATTACTAACAGCAGTTCTACGAGCAATATCAAGGGCAGCCCTAGCAGCAGCTTTATCAGCAGTGCCAAGAAAAGTATTCATGAAAGTCTGATACTGAGCTGAAATTTTAGATAAAAAAGCAGACACTGTGACTTTTTTGTCCACACCACTTTCTCTTAGGTGCAACACTCCTGCATCACTAATTGTTCCTGATTTTGCTGGTAAACCATCTAATGTAATATTTGTCATATTTTCCTAACTAATTTTGAAGTTTAAACTAAATGCCACGATGTTAGAACTTGTTGCTCCGGCAATAGCTATCGTGCCATTTGCATTAGGAGTTCCGAGCGTTAATGTTGCACTTTGTAATACATGTGTGGTTGCTGCACCTGATCCTGATTTAAAAGCAATTGCAACAATATGCTTAGTTAAATTTGTTTTATCTGCTGCAACAATATAAGCAAAATGATCGTCTTTTGTTAAACCGACACCTACACCATCTGAAGTTACGACCATATCACTTAAGAATTGAGACCATAAACCTAAAGCATTCATCATCCAATTAAAATGGTTCAAAGATAATTCACCATCTAAAGAACCATTATTTTGAAGTTCAGTTGGAGGTGATACTTTATTAGAACCACCTTGCCTAGTTTCATTCGCAGCATTTAACGCCCACTGTACAATATCTGCTGGTTTTAAAGACATTTTTTGATATTTTTAATTGATAAATTTTACCTTTTTACTTTAAATTGAAAATTTTTAATTTGAAACAGAATTATTGGTAAACAATATTGAGTTTACCACCATCAACAATATCTTGATCAGCATCATAAACCCCTATTGGAGTTCCTGTATCTGTGACTAAAATATCTCCGGTATCTGTTACCAAAGTCAAAACCTCAATAACTCCCATTCCTCTTCCACCAAAAATTTGTTGTAGAGTGTCAGAAGAAGTTTGATAATCTACGACAATATTGTTTCCGGTATCGTCAACTATTTGCTGATCTAAATCATCTACCAAATTTGCTTGAGCTGTAACGATTTCAGTCATAATAAATGGAGTTTCTCCATCTGAAGCAAAAACCAATACAGAAACACCAGCTGCTGTCAATTTATCGATCAAAATTTTAATATCATCAGTCAATCCTGTTCCATCTGTATAAATTGTGTAACTAGCCGGAGGATTGTCAGAGTAGATTACTCTAGTTGCTGAAGTAATAAATTTTAATGCCTTTACAACGTCATCAACAAATCCTCTTGAAGTGTTTTTGAAGATCTTAAATTGGATTCCTGCAATATAAGCAGGATCCAATCGACCGTTTCTTTTTTCTTCAACAATAGCTCCAATTAAATCCAGTTGTGCACCTTCGGCAGATTCTAAATTCAAGATATTTTTCAGAGCAGTAAAAACTACTTTCAAATCATCAAATGGAGTTGAAAATATCTCAAGGATTGCATTTAAATTAGGTGCATCCTTATATTGTTCAGGTATTAATGATTTTATGTCTGTGTATAGTGTCATAATACTACGACCATTCTGCTCAAATCAAAATTAGGTTGCTGTCTGATTGTGCAATTGATATTTGATGATCCATAAGTAGGAACATCATCTGGTAAAGCTGTAGAGGCAATAGTTATTGTTACAGAACCAATTCCTTCAACCTCAAATACAGGAGTGATGAATTTTTGAGCAACAATAATGTCTCCAATATTAAATCTTGCAGAATAAGCTAACATTGCTGCTTTTATAGCTGCTTCTCCGGCAGCTGGAAAGTCTTCTTCAGCGTTGTAAGAGTTGATTGTAGCTTTTACCCACATGTAAAGATTTGTAGGTCTTGTAAATCTAATATTGTGAGGAACTCCGGTATCATCTTTGACTTCAACAGTTTCAGAACCACTTGATCTCATTCCTGCAATCTTCATTTTGTAAAGAAGTTCAGCAATATTTGAATCAGAACCACCATCGATTACTGCTTCCCAAGACTTAGCAGGGATTGAGTTAGCATCAGTTTCCATTGTATCGTTTTCATAAACTTTACAATATGAAGTTCCAGGTACGTCATTTAAAACTTTAGCTCTGATTGCATCAACGAAATTGAATCCTGAAACTGCAATATCTGATTGAGTTCTAAGTCTTAATTCTTGATCTTCTTCAATATTTCTTCCAGCTTCACCTTCGTAATAATTGATTACAGAGTCAAGGCCTGAAACAGCTGTAGAGATTTCAACGATTGATTCTGCAGAGACTTCGTTATGGCCAAAATCGAGACATTCAACTTCGATTACAGTTTGAACTTTTCCTGTAGTAAAATATGAACTTCCGGCAATGTCATAAACATCATCTTTATCAGTCGCTTGGATTGTCATTAATCCGGTTCCTTCATTAGTAATTGTTAAACCGATGGTTGCACCTTCTACAACAGCTTTTAATCCAGCAATGATTTCAGTATAAGTCGCAGAACCATCACTCGTGTAAGTGTAAACGTTTCCATCAATGTAAAGTCTGTATGGAGTTGAGTTAGCAACAGAGTTAACCTGTAATTGGATCCAATTACAAAAATCAGAAGATATTTGACTTGCTTCTAGTGTTTTAAACACTAATCCTGTAGCAGTTTGTTTAACTTGAGTATTTGCAGGAATATTTGTGATATTATCTCCTCTGAAACTTACATTCGCAGTTGATTTCGATTCATCCTTAATTGTAATTCCAACTAATGCAACTGCATTTTGTAATGGAACACCTTCAGCACTATTTCTATTCAATGAATTATAAGTGTCTTCAGCTGTTTGCCATAATGTATCAGCCATTTCAGTAACCAAACCGATAAGGATAGCATTAGGAGAATCTTCACTTAAATCTTGATCTTGACCTAAGCTATCTTTCCATTCTGTTTCCAAATCAGTTTTGATTTGCTCTTGGGTTTTTCTTACAAAACCGTTGATTGTTACTCCGTATGTAGGCATATTATAATACGATTAAATTGTCAGTAATTTTTGTATTGTTGATCGAAACAGCTTGAAAAAAGTAAGTTATTTTTCTTTCTGCTCCTACGTAATCAACACTTGATTCTATTAGTCCTTTTACACCTTCAACGTCTAGAATTTGCTCTCTAAAAATACTTTCTAAAATATTTAAATCGAGAGACTTACTTCCTAAAATATAAACGTCAGATGCTTCGGTTTCAATAATGTCTCTGAAATATGGTACACCATGTTCTGAATTAAGAAACCATTCATCTTTAAAAAATCTCAATCTTACCTTAATTCTTTGTAAAATTTCTGCATCAGAATTTTTATTTTCAATTGTAACAAGTCTTCCTGCTGAAGTGAAATAAATATCGTTGTCTGAATTTAATGCTAACGTGCTCATGATACTGCTCCTGTAATTCCGCCACCAACTGTTACACCTGAATGGGTATGAGTAGCAAAATCTTTGCCACCAATTAAAGCTGTAGCACTTTTCATTTGAGAAGTTGCCTCTAAGTTTGCAGCAGTTAACTTTCCTGTAACAGCGACATTCGTTGCGTCAATGTTGACTGTCGTCGCAACTACATCGACAACTCCATCTGGTTTCAATCTTATTTTTGATCCTGAAAAAGCAATAAGCAAGTCGTCATTGTTCTCAGCAGACGAAATAACATTAAAAGGACTTAATCCAATGAATGCCACGGCGTCGGTTAGATTGTTTTGTCTAG